CATTTCTTTCCATGCCTCGCCACGGTCAAGCATTTTATCTTCGCAAAATCCCCTAAACATATTTCGATCATAAACACTACATCTTTGAGCCATTTCTTCCGTCATTTCAACGCCTTTTGTTAAATAGGATTTGTGTAAGTCATCAATACCGACAAAAATTCGGAAAAAATCTGTGGCATCACAAACTTGACCGTCGAAATTTAAATAGGGTGTTGCTTTTAAAAATTTCTCGCGTACATCCTTACTAAAATCTTTTTGAGTTGGTGGGATATTTTTTTTATCATCCATAGCGAAATTCCCTTTTTCTAGTTCAAGAAAGGTCGCAGGTTTTAAAATTAATTTCCCTTGCTCCATGTGTGATAGTTGCGAATTATAAATATTGATAAGTAGGATGCGGAAAAATATATGCAAATTTTGCTGAGATAACCCATTTAATTCTCTGCCCCTACGAATAAATAATGCATAGTTCTGTAAACCTTGTTGCAATTGTTCTGATCGTTGTGGCGTATGCGTAGGCATCAGAAAAGGTCAATAGAGGAACGTATGGGGTAAATATATAAGGGGTCAACCCCAAATGCAAGGAGGCAAATACTTAAGTAGAACTAATATATTTTCTAGACAGTCACTATGTATTAGGGATTACGTTGCGTATTAGTTAGCTCTTTAATTCTTCTGCGTAGCAAAATGTTCTGTTCGTAAATCTCAGCCGCTACCTCGAAAATATCTGTTTGGCAAGCCCTAAAATCTTCTTTGGTTAGCTTGACGTATTCGGCCTCATTATGCATCGGTTTTACCTCCGCTATGGGTCATATCAATTATAACATTAACGTTACATATTGTTAAAATGTTCTATTACGTAAGCGTATTGACAGCGCCCTAAAGTGGGTTAATTTTCTACTGCCAGTATACCGAGAGGCTACCCAATGGATACCACGGGTATCAAATTAGATACCGATGTCCTTAACAGGATTGAGGCAATTAAGCCGAGATACATTCCCCTATCAAGCTTTATAGCACTTTTGCTAGACAGAGTGGTTAATGACGAGGTTGCGAACTTGACTCTTCCCCCCTTACAATCCCCCCATCACCATCCAACCACTAAGGAAGAAAGGATTGAGAGAGAAAAAGAGGGGTTGAACGAGAGCGAAGCGAACGTTCATAAGGGGAGAAAAGGAGAGAGAAAGGAAACTAAGACTAAGCGTTATCAATTCGTTGTTCCTGATGCTCTTGATTGGTGTCAAGGTGATTTAACTACTTTCTGGAAAGAGGGTAGAAAAAAAAATGCACCTAAAACAGAACACGCTGCAAATTATTTGTTTAATCAAATAGAAAAAATTGAAAAAGATTTTGGGCGGCATACTGCTTTAAATCAAATTGCACAAGCAACCGCAAACGGTTGGACTTCTATTACTCACGCAAACGCTGTTCGTTATGCGTCTAACATTGCTAACGATAAGCAGAAACAGGAAGATGATAATTTACACCCAAGTCGAAAAGTTTATAAGGCTTCAGATTTTTATGGCGACAAAGGGCCAACAACTAACCCCGTTATGCAATCGCTTTTAAATGGATAAAGCTTTTGATCTTGCATCAACAATCAAGACGCTACGTGATGGCATTTCTAAGGGTTATTGGACTCTTGAAGATTTAGACACCGAGTCACCCGATTCAAGGTATTGGAGGAAACAGAGCCTAAGGAATGTACCTGTTAGTGATCACGGAACCGCTTGCTTTATGAAACCTCACAGAAATCTATTAAGAGAACATCCTGATGAACCTATTCACGAAATCAAAGTTACAGAAGAACGAGACTTTGCGACTTCCCCCAGATCCGAACCTTCTGTTTCGAGAGAAGGATCACAAGTATTTTTGCAAAAAACATCAGAGGATAGTTCCGCTATCAGTGTCGACAGTTTGCCGTGGTAGTTCTTCTTTATGGGAGGGAAAAACAGCAGCGATGGAAAGAGGCGATCACATTCACCTTTGTTGGAATCGCTTTTTAGAAACAGGACACCCCGGTAATTCAAGCCCTTATTCTGAATGGATTTCGATCTTGATTGATGATCCTTTATGGAAACAGCTAACCCCAATTGCTTTAGAGCATGAATTAGTTGACCGTAAATTTTGGATAGCTGGAAAACTCGACGGCCTTTTCTATAACAACGAAACAGAAGAAGTCATTTTAATTGATTTAAAAACATTTGAAGAAAAATTTGATGAGGCTAAAGGTAAATGGTCAAAACCTAGTAGCTCACATTCAAAACAATTAGGCGGCTATATCGATCTTTTATATATCAATCATCCTGAAATTTCGATAGATAAAGCGATGATCGTTTATTCGACTCAAAGGCAAGTGATTTATAAAACCATCCCAGATATTGAACGTTGCAGAGGCGACTACCAATTAGCCCGTCGAGCTTATTTCGACAAACAACGAGAACTACACGCTTTTTAAAATGAACCAAATTTCCCTATTCGATCAAACTGCCCCACATAACAGAACTGATACTTCTATTGAGGCGGCAATCCAAATTCAAGAGCATATCGGCCCATTACAAGAACTGGTATTAAATGCCATAAATAAATCAAGTAATGGAATGACAAGGGATGAACTATCGGTTGAACTTGAAATCCCAACTGCCACAATTTGCGGGCGCTGTAATGAGCTGGTAAAGATGGGAAAGATTAGCCCGATGTTCAAATTAAATAAAAAGATAAAAAGAGCTACAAAGTCAGGTCGATCAGCAGAAGTTTTATTTCCTCGTCTTACTTCTTCTACGTAGGCTTGCACAAAGGGTCAACCCATGCCACTATTTAACTAATGAAACAAAAACAATGTACGAACTTACAAAAGCCATCATCCTTTTGGCGGTCTCTGTTCCTATTCTTTTCGGGGTTAATTCTCTTACCAATAGCGTTAGTTCTTATCCTGATCCGGCGGTCTTTACTGTTGATACAGTTACTGTTTCTACGCAGGCCTATGATTAAGGAACCGATCAGGACTATCAAGCTAGAAGCTATGGAAGATTTTGAAGAAGAGGAAAAAAAAACTCAAGAGTGGTTAAAAAATTTCGATGATCCTTTGATCCTTAGTAATGCCCGTTACATAGCTGAATACAATTACCACCTGCCTAATAAACAAAACAACGAGCAAAACGATTTAACCAAATTCCCCGAAATTCCTTACGATGATCCCCTTAGATAGCGA